GTAGAGCAAGAGCCGCTGGCTAGAGCCGCCTACAGCGCCCGCACAGGCGAGTTGGTGGAGGAGGTGGGCTTCATAGACCACCCGGCGATAGCCATGTCAGGCGCGTCCCCAGACGGTTTGGTGGGCGATGGCTGCGTGGAGTTTAAGTGTCCCAACACGGCGACCCATTTGGAGTACCTGTTAGCCGGTAAGCCGCCCGAAAAGTATGTGACGCAGATGCAATGGCAAATGGCCTGCACAAACCGTCCGTGGTGCGATTTTGTGAGTTATGACAGCCGCCTGCCCGAACATCTGCAAATGCTGATCGTGCGTATAACGCGAGACGATAAACGCATCGCCGAGTTAGAGGACGAGGTGCGTAAGTTCCTCGCAGAACTAGACGAGAAAGTTACCAAACTGAAGGAGTTGAAACTGTGACCCAATACGATCCGAACATGAAAGGCGTTTTATTCCGTAATGACAAATCTGGGAATGAGAAGCGGCCTGACTACCGTGGCTCGGCGGTGATTAACAACGTGGACTACAACCTGTCGGCTTGGATTAAAGCCAGCCAAAAGACGGGCGATAAATACATGAGCATAAAGATTGAGGCGAAGGGTGAGGGCAAGTTAGCCCGTACTGGCGAACCGCAACGCCAGCCGACCAAGAAGCCCGAGATAAACGAGAAGAATTGGGATGACCTTGACACCCCATTCTGACTTTGAGGCGAGGTTTAGGGCGAGTCGCCCGGCAGAGATTGTCGTGGCGACTTACCTCCTCAACATCGGGCATACGGTGACGCTGCCCAAACGTCGGATCGCCAAAGACTTTGCCGACCGGGCAGAGTACGCCGACAAGGGCGATATATACGCCTCGGGCAAGCGCATAGAGGTAAAGCACATCAAGCACGATTTCCAATATCAGGCGTGGCCGTTTGAGACTGCCGCTATCTGCGCCAAGAAGTCGTTTGATGCCGCCGATCCTCGCCCTGACTACTACTACATCGTTAACGCCAGCATGACCGTAGCGGCGCTGGTGGACGTTGCGACAACGTTCCCAGATTGGGTGGTGCGTCGCATCACCGACAAGGAACGCGGCTACGATTACGACGTATACGCCGTGAAGCCCGAATACCTCGGCTGGCGGTACATAGATTTTGAGGAGCGGCTATGAAACGGTTTTTGTCATTAGGCGCTGGAGTGCAGTCATCAACCCTTGCGTTGATGATTGCCCACGGTGAGCTAGAGCCGGTTGAGGCCGCCATCTTTGCTGACACGGGCTGGGAGCCACGCAAGGTGTACGAATGGTTAGATTGGTTAGATGCTGAAATTCAACGATGCCCGCGCCCGTTCCCAATTTACCGGGTAACGCAAGGCAGCATTCGGGACGACATTATTTCTGGCACAAACTCAACGGGGCAGACGTTCCGATCTGTACCGTGGCATTTGCTTAAACCGAATGGCGAAACCGCCATGAACAAGCGGCAATGTACAAGCGAATACAAAATTAAGCCTGTGCATAAGAAACTGCGTGAATTGCTCGGTTACAAACCTCGGCAGCGAATACCAAAAGACGCTTGCCAGTTGTATATGGGCATCTCAATGGATGAGATTTTTAGAATGAAGCCTTCATGGCAGTCATGGCTAGTTCATGTGTGGCCGCTTATTGATAAAGGCATGGCGCGGCACGACTGTTTGGCGTGGATGGAGCGTAAAGGCTACCCGCTGCCGCCAAAGTCTAGCTGTATTGGCTGCCCGTTCCACAATAACGACGAATGGCGATCAATTAAGTCTGACCCTGAAGCATGGGCTGACGCCGTAATGATTGACAAGTTGATCCGTAAGCCTCGCGGAAACTTCCAGTCAGAACAATTTATGCACCGCGACCGCGTTCCGCTTGACCAAGTGGATTTGTCCACAGCGGCAGACCACGGGCAGGTGGATATGTTTAATAACGAATGTGAAGGGATGTGCGGAGTATGAAGGTATTTATCGGCTGGGATAGCCGCGAGGACATCGCGTATCAAGTGTGCCGCAAGAGCATCCTCAAGAACTCTAGCGTTGAGTTGGATATCCAGCCCATCGTGCAGTCAGAACTTCGGGAGCGTGGACTTTACTGGCGAGAGACTGATCCGTTGTCGTCTACGGAGTTTTCGTTTACCCGTTTTCTGACCCCATACCTCGCCGGTTACGACGGCTGGGCGGTATTTGTAGACTGCGATTTTCTGTTTCGGGGCGATATTGCGGGACTGCTGGACTACGCCGACGGGGCAAAAGCCTGCTTTCTTGTAAAGCACGACTATCGGCCTACCGAAACCGTCAAGATGGACAATAAGACGCAGCATCTCTATCCACGAAAGAACTGGTCATCTTTCATGTTTATCAACTGTGGGCATCCTCAAGTCAAGGCTCTCACGCCCGAGGTGGTGAACCGCGAGACGGGGATGTACTTACACCGCTTTAATTGGCTCACCGATGACGTAATCGGGGAATTGCCGATTACATGGAACTACCTTGAGGGGTGGTATACCCGCGACCAATGCCCGAACCCAATTGCCGTTCACTTTACCCGTGGTGGCCCGTGGTTTAAGGACTACATGGATGTGGAGTACGGCGAGGAGTGGATGCGTGAAGCGCATATTTCCTAAAGGAACCACCCCCGATCAGTTAGCCGTAGCGGCTACGCGCATGGTGCAGGGCTTATCGCCTGACCGTGCGTGGTGCATAGAGGTGCTGGAGTGGAAAAAGCCGCGCACCGACCATCAGAATCGCTTTCTGTGGGGTGTTTGTTATCCAGCAGTCCTAGAGGGCGGTGGCGAGACGCTGGCAGGTTGGACGCGAGACGACCTACATGAGTACTTCCTTGGTGAGTGCTTTGGCTGGGAGACGCTGCAAGGCTTTGGTCGCAAACGTATGCGGCCGCTCAAACGCTCTAGCAAACTGACCAAGCAAGAATTCAGCGATTATCTGTTATTTCTAGAAACACGCTGCGCCGAAATGGGCATCGTCATACCGGAGCCGGTGTATGAACCTGCGTGATCAGGCAAGAGATAGGGGCTGCATGGTGCGCTTGCCCGGTATCTGCAACCACAACAGCGCAACGACCGTATTGGCTCACATACGCCTATCAGGGGTTAGCGGCATGGGCATTAAAGCTGATGATCTGCTCGGCGCGTGGGCGTGTTCTGCGTGTCATGACGCCGTAGACCGCCGATTCCGTACCGATCTTGACCGCGACTATGTGCGCCTTGCTCACCTTGAGGGCATGGTGCGAACCATCGCACAACTACGCAAAGAGGGGTTGATATGAGCTTCATGGTGGATACGCCGTACACCACGGCCTACGTTCGCAATGAGTTTCTGTACGACCAGCAGGAAGGCCACGGCGATTTCACCCTTTGCACCGTCCTCGGCTTCAGAGCGGAGCCAATGCGCGTACCCATGTTTAGCGTGATGCTGGAATGTGGCGCTATGTGGGCAAGGATGCCCATACACGCGATCTGCTCCAAGCCCTGCGACCCGTTGCCGCTTAACGTCTGCGTGTGGTGGGATTCATTCAGCCGGTTCTGCGAGGTGCGCGAGATGCGGTTCTTGCGTAACCACCGCGTAGAAGCGTATTGCCGCGACAAGGTGCTGCGGTCAGGCGTGTACTTGTTTAGCGTGTTCTGGGCCAATGGCGGTTGGTCGGAAATACCTGACCAATCCAAGGATCACCACATCATCGCGTTAGATAGCGGCCAATGGGTCGCCATGCCCAACAATAAACTGCGTTGGATAGACCCTTCGCACTTACATGGCGAAATACCGCGAGGCTGGAAGTCACCTAGTACCAACTACAGCGTGGAGGCACTACCGTGAGATGGATCATAGACCTGTTCCGCAAGCTCAAGGCTAACCGTGACCGCGAATGGCGCTCGGTGCCAGCCCCTAACTGGCGCTGCTCCCGAGGAGGGCGCGATATATGGTAAATGACGAAGATGAAGCGTTTGAGCTAGAGTTGAAAGCTGCCCCTTGGGGCTACGGGCAGCCAATAGACATCTGGTTTGTCATCGCCCAGCTACAGCGCCACGGCCTCCACAGAGAGGCTAAATGGCTGCTTGAGGAATGGGAAATTCTGACACTTAAGTAATTGCTGAAGGGTCGTCTAACGGTAGGACTCTGTTATACTCACCTGTAGTTTAACTGGTAAAACGCTGGGCTTTGAACCCGGTAATCCTCGTTCAAACCGAGGCAGGTGATCCAAATGCAAAGCAGTATTGGCGAACAAGTTTGCACCTTACTATTGCAGGGCATTACGCATCGCGTTATTCGCAGCAAAGTTAAGTGTTCTAGCGCAACCATCAGTTACCACGCTAGAAAACTAGGATTAGAAAAACAAAAACGACCTACATACGATTGGTCTGCAATTCAAAAAGACGTTGATGCTGGGCTTTCCATGTATGGCGTCATGGCAAAATATGGTTTTTGCAAAGCAACGTGGCATAACGCTGTAAAAGCAGGAAAAGTAACGAAACAAAAGCGTTTTGCGGGCTATTCGTTAGACGAACTAATAACGGCTTTCCACGGCAAGCGGTTGTCGTCATATCAAAAACGACTGTTTCGGCGGCACATTGCAAAAGAACGAAATGGGTTCGTTTGCAGCGAGTGTGGGCTTGGCGAATGGCGCGGCAAAAAGCTGTCGCTAGAACTAGATCACATCAGCGGCAACCCAAAAGACAACCGACGCGAGAATTTGCGTTTGTTATGCCCTAATTGCCATTGCACAACGCCAACGTGGCGCGGGCGTAACGTCAGACATCCGTGAATGTTGGTTCAATCCCAGCCCCTTCAGCCAACATACAGCGCACGTTCGTCCTGACGCCGCTTTACAAGACCGGGCAGCACTCGGCCACCGGCCTTTGTCCACTTCATAAACTCGTCGGCGGCTTCTTCAAAGTCACCGCGGTTGTGTTTCATGCGTAATGACGAGCGTTGAAGGTTGCCTAGCCCCACGTTAAAAGAAAAGGAAACGAGGGCA